CCGACCAAGACACAATTTTCGAGCATTGGGTGGAGAGGAAAGGGAAGGAGCAATTGTGCTGCTATGACCGGAACCACGTCATAGAGCGAGCCTGGCAGCTACAGTGGGGATCTCATCCCCGTCTTTACTGTACGCAAAAGTCCAAGCCCGCACCTCCTCCTATAACTCTCCCTTACCGATGTTCAATGTATCGAAACTTTCCGTACAAAGGAGCCCATACATTTAGGGAAAACTTGCTTTCTAAGAAGTTAACCTATGATGCTGAATGGGTCCTTGACCAAGTTATCGCACGACTTGGTCCTGCGGAATGCGACTTCGAACGTGTTGAGCCAGGAGGGCTTGACAAAGGAAATGATCTAGTGAACGAGATGACTGGCCAGGGGCTAGTCCTCGACGACGTTGCTAACCCGTTTACGGTGCTTTGCGACGAAGTTGAGGACGGATGCTCCCAGAGTCTACGACTAATAAGAAAAATGAAAACACTAGTGAAGTTTTATGAGGGGTTGGGCGTCCCTCGTAGTGATCGTGAAATGCCCCAGCACATTAACTGTGGTGGCCTACGCGCTGCAGTTCGACAATGCTTCTCCGACGAATTAGCTGTCGTCTGGGAATTAAGCTTCAAGACCATTCAGAAGATTGAGAAATCCTGCTGTAAGGTCTGTTTGCCTCTTTTCGAAGAGAAGCTTGACCAGTGGAAAGAGGCCAGGTTCCTACCAGTTGCTGTCGACAACGAGCATCTCGAGCGATTTAGAATTGCGATGCGCGCCAATGTCGAGAAGGGATGGGACCGAAAACGTTCCCCGTTCATACCTAATGGTCACGCTACCCGGCGTTTTACCAGAAGGGACGGGGGTAATTGGAATGAGGAAGAATTTTCAACCGACTGCCGTACCGAGTTGGTGTTTTCATCTGGTAAACCCAGGGTAGTTACACTATACTCTGCAGAGAACACTCGGCGGTTGGCTCCACTCCATTACTCATTATATGAGATGTTAAAAAAGCGAGGGTGGTTGCTCGTCGGAGACCCGACCGAAGAGCACGTCAAGGGCCTTACAGGCGCTTCTCTACTGAGTTTCGATTACTCGTCGGCGACAGACAATATTAAGTCGGCTTATGTACGAGTTGCAGTTGAGGTCCTTGAGGAAATGGCAGACGTTATTACGGAAGAAGAACACCAGGCATTGCAAGTGCTTGCCAACCTCCGTATAGACGGAAGAGAGACATTTACGGGGCAGCCCATGGGCTCTGTATTGTCTTTTCCCCTTTTGTGCATAATCAACAAGACCGTAGTTGATATGGCACTGACTGCCATGATGGAAAGGAAGGAGATTGGTTTTAAGGAATGGAGTGGACATCCGTTGTTGGTTAACGGCGATGATCTACTAACTCGCGAGGTGCGAGCAACCACTAATCTCCGCGGCGAAATTGTCGCTCAGGGAGGCGAGGTCGGGCTAGTTGTCAACCAAGAGAAAACTCTTGTGTCCGATTATCAGGGCGAGATCAACTCTACCCTCTTTGAGCATGGCAAAAAACAAAGGAAATTTAATGCGTCGTCAATGTGGATGGACGCTGATGTTGAAGATGTGCTCGGTTTTGCAGCCGAGGCTACATCTGACGGGAAAACCTTTAGAAAGATAGTACGTCGGAATGTGAATATTCTTGCCAAGCAAGTTGACAAACATCTGACCGAAATACCTCTATCGTTAGTAACCGTCTGCCGTAAGGATCCGAAAATCCGAGCGGCCATCACCAGCTTGCCAGATCGTGTAAAGCGGACTAAAACGGGGGTGATTAGTATGGCTACCAGGCCCGAAAATTACTCCCTTAGTAGGGATGAAGAACACAAGGCAATGAGAGAAGAGATAGAGCGTGTTAGGGAGGCGGGAATAGAAAAGGGGTCCGAAAGGGTTCCAAAGTACAAACCTGTCGTATTACCTGACGCAAAGTCTTTTAACTCGGTCCGGAAACGCAGACAAAAGAACACGGCAGAACTTATGCCGTCGTGTTATGTCCGGTGTTTCGTCGAGAAAGAAAAGAACGAGGGTGTTTTGAGGGAGGTGGCTCCTCTCGAATTGTCGTTGCCCCCGGGCGACGGTAGTCAAGTGAACCGAATGCTTGACAACATCCGCGCGTTTAAACTAACGCGAAATAGCAGTGCATCCCCTGGTACAATTGAAGCTACGGCTGATTTTGTGAGTTTGTGCTGCTAGTACTGCAGCTCACCGAGTTAATACCTCTCGGGCCTTCGGGTGGTGTCTGGAAACAGACGTCAGGTGGTTCTGTGCCGGAC